GCATCTCAAAATATAGACAATCCAGCGGCAATTGAAGCTGCTAGAGCACGTTTGAAAGAAACTGGCTCAAATCAACAAAAAGCATTAAATGCAGAATATCTAGCAGAAAATGCAATGATAAATTTGGGGGCTATTAGTTCTCCTATTTCTGGTTCAGAAGAATTAACACTTTCCAACAAAGAGACATTTGCAGTAACTGAAAACTCAACTAAAGTCTCTGGTGCTGGGGTAACACAAGACTTGAAATTGACACAGGCTGGTGTAAAAGAAGCTGTCCCAGAAAAAGCGAAGGCTAAAGCAACTGTTGCAATTAAGGTGCCAACATACAAAGCACAACCGAATGTATTACATCAATATGCCACCTATTCATACGGAATTTCATTATATGTGCTTGGTAAGAAAGACTATAATGCTTTGGTTAAGAATCCAAAATCATTTTCACCAAGTTCAGCACAATGCTTGATAGCAAACGCGGGCGCGCACGGTTCATCTAAACGTAGAAATAAGTACTGGAACGATGATTTCTATTTTGATGGACTAAAGATGTCATCAATCGTTGGATGCAATTCATCATCACGTGGTGCAAATGTTATTGATCTAAACTTCACGATTATAGAGCCGATGGGTTTTACATTCATTGATCGATTGTTACAGACTTCGTATGACATAAATTCAAGTACACCGGGTGTAAGTCAAAAGGACGCGCCGAATTATATTACTATGCCTTATTTGCTCCAGATCGAGTTTTTTGGATATGATGATGAAGGAAATCAAAAGAACCTGTCGGCGTTGACTAAGTATATACCGATTCGTATGCTTTCATGCAAGTCAAAAGTGTCAGCTAAAGGTTCCGAATATAATATAACAGCTGCGCCATATAATCACAATGCATTCAGTGAACACACGGTGTCAACTCCGTGTAACATGGAAGTGTCAGCAAAGACGGTTGGAGACTTCTTTGCTGACAATAGCGAAGATGCAGCTAGTATAACTAAGTTTAATCAACTGCAGCGAGAAAATGCAGTATTCAACAAAAATGACGAAGAGCGTCAGAAGAAATTGAAAGCTGCTGGACAAACTGGTAAAGTTTATGATGATGCAATGAGTAAGTCCAAAAGTGCCAAAGTGAAGAGTTATACCGGTGCATATAATGCATGGGAAGAAGATCTGGTAAAAAATAAATACAAACAGTATCCGTCTCGTATCAAATTTAACATCGACGGTGACATAGCGGATGCGGTATTCTCTGCAGGGAAAAAGACAGATTCCAAGAACACACCAATGACGAATCTGAAAAGTTCAGCTGACGTGTCCGCCAATGCTAAGGGTAATGATCCAAAGAGTGTTAATAAACCTAACAATGTTGATAGTAACACGGAAATTCTTGCAATACAGGCTGGTGATAGTATTATCCATCTGATCAATAAGATTATAATCAACAGTTCCTACATCACTGACCAATTACAAGATCCACTTAGTGGAAAAAACATTTCTGGTGATCCGGAGGAACTGCAAAAAGCTAGTAAAACTCCAAATATGCCGATGAACTGGTTCAAGATAATACCTGAGATTACACTGGGTGAATTTGATTACAGTAAAAACGAATGGTCTGCAATTATTACATATCACGTGAGAAAAGCACCATATTATAATGACAAAGCACCATATGCTCCGAAATCATTGGTCAATGGCACTGTAAAGGATTACAATTACATCTATACTGGTCTTAACACAGATATTATCGATTTTAATATAGACTTTGATGCATTATTTTACACTGCAATAACTGTTGATAGAGCTAAATTCTTAGAATTGAATAGTACTGATCAAAACGGCGAGGAAGATAAAAACACAGGTGCATTGCAATCTGTCAATTCAAATTCAGCCCAACCGCTTAAGATAGAGCATAAAGCGGATGATAAAAAGAATAACACCGGTACCACACAAGAAACTGTCCTTAGAGGTGCAGCGTCTGACGTAGCAAAAAGTGTATATGGTGCCACCGATATGGTGACATTGAATTTAAGAATTGTTGGAGATCCAGAATTCATTAAGCAGGATGATCTATTTTTCAATCCAGGTAGTAGTTCATATAATGATGAGTCGCAAAATATTGCACCTGGACAGAGTTTGGTAATGGATAACGGAGAGATATATTCGACAGTTAAATTTAAAACTCCTGTTGATTATGATGACAATACGGGTGGACTAAGAACAGATTCTGCTTATAAAATTGGTGTGTTTAGCGGTTTATTCAGAATAATTAAGGTTGATAGTGAATTCAGAAATGGTAAATTTGAACAAAACCTAGAAATGGTTAGAGTGTTTCAACAACCTGAATACGATGTAATAGGTAAAAAGACGCAACAAACGTCACAACGTTCTAATCCGATTAGTAATCCAGTGGATGTCAAGAAGGCAGTTGATACACAGAACATGGACAATAAGAGTGATGCAGATATTATTTCAGAAGCCAGAATTAAGGCTGAAGAAGAGAGTGGTACTGCACAGACTCAAGAACAGTTCGACCAATCTGTTCAAGATAGCTTAGATGCGTTGCGCGATATGCCAGATGATCAAGTGCAGTTAAGAGAAGAATCAAAAGATTATGAAGAATTCTCATATGATGAATACGTGGATGGATACGGTGATTAATAATGGCAATCAATAAGAGATTATATAACAAGACCTCATCTTGGTCTAGAACAGATGCAACACCCGGTATTAGGTTAGATGCTGGTCCTTATGTCGGTGTCGTGATGAATAATGTTGATCCTACGCGATCTGGTCGGTTACAGATATGGATTCCTGACCTTGGCGGTAATAAAGATGAACAACAAAACTGGAGAACTGTTGGATATGCTTCTCCATTTTCTGGATCAACTACCCCACCGGTTAAACCAACTAAAAATAACACGTTTGATGAAGTTCCGCATACATATGGATTTTGGATGGTGCCACCTGATATTGAATCGCAGGTATTGGTCACATTTGTCGCCGGAGATCCAAACCGTGGTTATTGGTTTGCATGTATTCAGTCTAATTTTAGTCATCACATGGTACCAGCAATTGCTGGTTCTAAAAATGTAGACACTTCCAAAACAGGACAAGAAGCAAAGAATGGAATAACAGCTGCGTCCAATGTACCAGTAGTCGAATTTAATGAAGGTGCATCCGGTATATTTGATGGTAACCCATTCTCAAATAAAAAACCTGTTCACGAACATCAATATCAGACTCTAATGAAAGAAGGTCTGGATAGAGATCCAGTAAGAGGCGCAATATCATCATCATCTCAACGAGAATCTCCGTCGCAGGTTTATGGATTCTCTACGCCTGGTAGACCAGTTGATGACCCTGCTGAAGATGTTACGTTTAAAAAGAAAGTCGCTGATTCTACTTTACTTGGGGAAGACCTTATCGTCAATGCGAGAAAAGGTGGGCACACTTTTGTAATGGATGACGGTGACGTTAATGGTACCGATAATCTAATTCGTTTAAGAACGGCTGGTGGACATCAAATTTTAATGAATGATACCGAACGTACTCTATATATCGCCAATGGAGAAGGATCGGTGTGGGTAGAATTGGCTGGTTCTGGACAAATGCACATCTATTCAGCTGCAGGATTCAATCTTCGTTCGAAGGGTGATATGAACTTTCACTCGGATGGAAATATCTTCATGCAAGCTGCAAAGTCATTCAACGTTGCGGCTGGTGATACTGCTGTGATGCAAGGTAATAATACATTTGTAATTGCTGCTTCTACTTTAACTCAATATGCAGGTAATATCAAAATTGGTTCAGATGGCGGATTAGCATTTGATGCAAAAGGTGGGACTAATGTCACGTCATCTGGTGCATTAAATTTTAGTGGATCGGTGATTAACTTAAATAATGGCGGAGGTGGTGCAGGTGTTAGTAATCCAGGATTATTGAAAACATTTGGGTTGAATGATACGTCGTTTGATAGTAAGACCGGATTGTGGAATAATAAAAAGAAGGCACTTGCATCCATTGTTAGAATCGCACCTGCACATGAACCTTGGCCAAGGCAAGCTGGTGTAAAAACTGGTAGCTTGGATACATCTGGGGGACAAGATATTAACTCTATGCCTGCCCCTATCACTGAAATCGGACCAATCGATTGTACTCCAAAATCTTCTAGTACCTCTACAAGTACTGCTAACGCTTCGTCTAATAAAACGGACGGCAACGGAAACTACATTAGTCCTAGTAATACTGTTATGGACCCAGGTCCAGCGTCTGCATCAAAACAAAATGTATCCAATGGTATGCCGAAAGAATGGTTAGGTAAATCGGAAGTTCCAAAACCATCTGGTGGCATTGGACCATTGTCAACATTCCAAGTACAATGTTTGATGGCACAGATTGCATTCAACGAGTCTAGATGGGATTATAGTGTCACTAATCAGATTGGATTTGTCGGTAGATATCAATTTGGCGGACCAGCTTTGGCAGATTGTGGATATATTAAGCCAGATTATATCAAACAGTATGGAGCCAATAAATGTCTGAACGTTGCTATGGCATGGACTAATAAAGATGGCATCGGAAGTGTAGAAGAATATAAATCAACACCAGCCGCTCAAGAAAATGCCATGTTTGAATTAATGAATAGAAATTATAAAACAATGGTTCGAATCGGTGCGATAAAAGCTGACGATGATCTTTGTACAGTTGCCGGTTTAATTCAAGTTGCACACTTATTGGGTGCAGGCGGTGCAAAAACTTGGAGAAATTCAGGTGGTGGTTCAGATGCAAACGGAACTACTGGAGCAACATATTTTAATCGTGGTCGATATGCAATTGACGTATTGGCTAATCAGGGTACGGCAGGCACAGCTACAGAAACTACTACCACTGCTCCGACACCAACAAAAGCAGTGGCAACTAATGCCACAACAAACTCAACCCCGGTCACCAGCGCCAGACCGTGGGTGAGTGATTCTGAATTCCAACAATACGCATCGGAATCACGCGATTTAATAAATCAATCCGAGGGTAAATCTGCGGATATACAAGTGCCATTGATACGTGGCGCAATCGCCAAGGTTAATAAAATGATATTAATATTGAATACTAAGTATTCCGGAGCAGCGGATTATGCCACTAAATTGGCAGATATGAAGGGCACTCTGAATGTATTTAATACCACATTGGCCGAAGCATTGAATAAAGGATAATAAAAATGGCATTATATATTGGATTTTCTACATTTAATAGATACAAGAAGTTCAGAGTAACTGATCGAGATTTAATCAAACAGGATCTTTACAATCACTTTAACATTAGAAAAGGTGAAAAGTTGATGAATCCGGATTTCGGTACGATTATCTGGAACATGTTGTTTGATCCATTGACAGAAACTACCAAACAGATGATAATGGATGATATTAAGAAGGTTGCTGCATATGACCCACGCTTATCAATCGATAATGTAGTTGTCAGTCAATTGGACAAAGGATTGCAGATAGAGCTGGAATTACGTTATGTAACAACCGATGAGACTGAAACCATGACAATGAGATTTTCTGGTGAAAAATAGTTGACAAATTTTGATTATTTGGCTAGAATATGGTAACAGATAGGAGTCTAACATGACAAAACGTATTACTGAACTTGATATTTCTGGAAAAAAGCGACCAGAAGACATGACTGATGAAGAAAAACTTGCATACATGAGAAAAATCATGAATGACGAAGAATATGAGCAATTAGTGATTGATTATCATAAGCGGTTGGAGTTTGACAAAATGTTTAAACGAAACATGGAAGAACTTGACGAATTCATACGAGAAAGAAATGTCAATGAAAACCGAAGTTGAGCATATAATTACAATTTTAGAGAAAATCGACGATTTTCCGGAAAGTGTAAAATTGATGTGGGGAATTATTGTGGGAGATGACAATCTACATCATTTGTTGTATGGGGATGTTGTATCACAAGTAAAAACCATTGGTGTGCAAAATACGTCATGGCAAGTTGCGATTAAGTCATTATCTGATATTCGATTGCAATATATTTTACGCTATCCAATGAAAACCTCAAACGTTATGCAGGAAATCGGGCACTGAAAAGAGAATTAAATTCACTTGTTCATTTAAAAGGGAAAATTTCTCACGCTATCGCGGATTTAAATAGAACGCCACCAACTTTCGATTGGATATACTAAGAGATTGAACGATAAATACTATTTTATATAGTGTTAACAAATGCCTAGATTATCATTTTGGAACGACGGACAACATAATAACACCTACAAATATCAGGATAAACTGGTATCTGAACAGATTAACATATCTGGAACAGGGGTGCATGTTCACAAATACATCGGTACCAAAAATGTAGGCGAAGATACACCAACCACACCTCATTATACAAATCAATCTGCCAGTAATATACAAGATCTTCTTTTCATTGAAAATAGAGATCGGATGTATGATACATCGATTTATCAGATGAGAGGATGGTATCAAGTGCCAAACCAATCATTCGATTTATCCCAATTTGGGATATTTCTGAATATCGGTACGTTATTCATGATATTTCATATCAATGATATGATTGATACCATTGGCAGAAAAATCATGAATGGCGATGTGCTTGAATTACAACACTTAAAAGATTATAGTCCGCTTGATGAAACTGTTCCGGTGGCATTGAAGCGATATTTTGTGGTATCTGATTGCGATAGAGCGTCAGAAGGATATGGTCCGACATGGTGGCCGCACTTATGGAGATGCAAGTTAAATCCATTGGTGGATTCACAGGAATATAAAGATATTCTCGACACGATTAAAGTGTCTGATGATTCTGACACACCTTTGTCGCAGGTAATTTCTACTTACAATAAATATATCGACATCAACAATGCAGTAATCGCACAGGCAGAGATTGATGTGCCAAAATCTGGTTACGATACATCAACTATCTATATCAAACCAGTCACTCCAGATGGTCAACCAGGTGATCCATTAGGTATCACTGCAGATAATCTTAATATCGATTCATCGCAAGAAGTAACCACTAGTGATGAATCTGTGTTATCACCGTCTGACAAAGTACACGGTTATTTAACTGGTGACGGTATTGCTCCGAATGGTCTGACTGCTGATGCAGGTATTATGTTCCCTACTAACCCACTCCATGGTGATTATTTTCTTCGATTGGATTATATGCCTAATCGGCTATTTAGATTTGATGGATCTAGATGGGTGAAGATAGAAGACGTTGTTAGAACAAATATCACTCCGGGTGCTGCTGATAATCTAACCCAGCGCAATTACTTTACTGCCAATACTGGCGTATACACTGATTCTATTGGTAATACATATACTGAAAAACAAAGTCTAAACAAGGCATTTAGACCAAAGGCGGATAATTAATGACTACACCTCAAGATTCATTTCACTATAGTGGTCAGATACGTAGGTTTCTGACACAATTTATTCGCATAATGAGCAATTTCTACGTAGAAATGGGTTCCGATACACTTGGTAACGCTGCATTACATCGTGTTCCTGCATTTTATGGCAATCAGTCTAGACAAGCAGCTGCAGTATTGCAGGGCAATTCAGAAAATATGACACCATCTGTACCTGCAATTGGTGTGTATGTTTCTGGTCTGAAATACGACAGAGAACGGTTACAACAGCCAACACATGTTTCTAAGATGAGAATTAGAGAGCAGGTATATGATCAGACTACTGGTGAACATATACCCAATCGTGGTGACATCTACACGGTTGAACGATTGATGCCTGCCCCATATACACTGACATTGAAGGCAGATATCTGGGTTAGCAATGAGAATCAAAGACATCAACTCATCGAGCAAATATCGTCTATCTTTAATCCTGGTTTAGAAATACAGAATACTGACAATTTTGTCGATTGGACCAGTTTGTCAGTTGTGTATCTAAATGACACATCGTATGATAGTAGATCCGTGCCATTGGGAAATTCCGAAACTATATCGATCACTTCATATACATTCGAAATGCCGATTTGGTTGTCTCCTCCCGCTAAAGTAAAAAAGATGGGAATAGTGCATAAAATAATTGCATCCATCTATGATGATTCCGGCAACTTGGTATCAGATATCGCAGATATCGGCACTTTATTGTCACGTAAAGTGATCTCTCCGATGAATTATGGCATATTGTACGTCGGTAATACATTGACATTGCTCAAACCTTCAGACACGGTGAGTCACAGTGGCACTGATCATGACACCAAGATAGGCACTAAAGTATTGTGGAGATCGGTGATTGATATGTATGGCGCACTACGAAATGGCATAACACAAGTCAGGTTGACAAATCAGGATAATTCCGGTACGGAAATAGTTGGAACGGTTAGCTATCATCCGACAGATGATTCTGTGTTGATTTTCTCTCCATTCGACGATACTTTACCTGGTAATAGTCTACCTGCTATCACCGCCATTATCGACCCATTGAATGTATCTGTTGATTCTGATATCTTGACACCTGCTATCGGCACTAGATACTTAATCTTAGAAGATATTGGGCATAGTGATAATCAATATCCTGCACAAGCATGGGGTGGGTTGATTGCAAGAGCAAACGATATTATAGAATACGGTGCAAATGGTTGGAGTGTCAGCTTTGACTCTGCAGTAATGGAATCGGTATACTATGTTACAAATTTGAGAACTGGCATTCAATATAGATGGACTGGAACCCATTGGGCAAAATCAGTCGAAGGTCATTATCAATCTGGTGAATGGGCATTGGTGATAGACTGATGCAACAAGTTAGACTCAATGGTATACCACAGCCTTATAAAATGGCATGTGGTGCTCTTATATACTCAAAAAATACTAAAAGATATCTATTTTTGTTGAGAAACAGAAAGTTTTCTGGAAGCTGGGGTCTTGTCGGTGGAAAAGTTGAACAAGATGAATCCGCAATAAACGCACTGCACAGAGAAATGTTCGAAGAAATACAATATTCTGTTACGGATGATAACAAGTTTATACCAATCGAAACATTTACATCAGATGATGAAAATTTTAAATACCATACCTATTTGGTAGTAGTAGATAATGAGTTTTTACCCATTTTAAATGATGAGCATCGTGGTTATTGCTGGGTTGAAATTAAAGATGTTCCGAAACCATTACATCCAGGATTCTGGAAAACCTTTAATTTCAATGAAGTGATCGACAAATTGAGTACGGTCACTAGTATAATTTGATCAGAATACTTTAAGTATTAACCAATCTTCTGACAATCTTCCTGTAAGTTTAGTATCAACTGCATTGATCCCATCGAATAATTTTTTACAATTTGTTTTTGCAGACTTGATGAAATCTTTGAGAACTGCTTCTGGTTTTCTAACTGTCTTACAAACTGATTTAACTTCATCGTAATTTATGATGGACGTACCCTTAATCGATAGGGTTGAACCACCTTCTGCAATGTAAAATCCGACTTTTCTAGTTTTTACGTTAAACACCCATGCTTGGGATGCACCTAATACAGTTACTGGATTGACACTGGTTATCTTAAGTTCTGCAAATTCTTTACAATACTTTACCTTTTGTACTAATTTTGCCTTGGAAGGGGCTTTCTTGGCTCTTGGTGCTCTTTGATTCTTCTTAGACTGTCCGTATGAGTCCAAATCATTTAAAAGCTTGTCAAGCCACGTAATGAGCGTTTTGAAGTCTTTTGGTTTTAGATTGGAATAACCTTCTTGTAATTGTTCATCTGAACCATCTTGTGCAGCAATAAGTTCTTCCTTCATATCTTGATACACTTTGGCTATTTTGCCAACGAGTTGAAGTGGAACCGTGTTTTCCTGAAGATAACTGTAGGTGTTTGTATCTATTATTTTCTTGGTGGTATATACTTCGTCAAAAATGCCATCGAAATTGGCTAAAATGATTGCCATCTTTTCGTTTAGTCGATCTTGAATAGATGGTGCTACTGCAGTATTTGGAGATTTTTCTTGATCTTCTGCGTCTGATGTTATTTTGACATTGTTAAACAACGCTTCTCTGACCACTTTTTTGATGAATTCTTGTTCGTGTTCGTGTAAATTACAGTTTTTGCATGCAATGTGACATAAAGCTGCAATCGTAGTTAAATTCGTTTTTAATTTGGAGTTATCGGCTAAGACTCTTAATTTTGACAATTCTTGTTTTGTCAAAAAGTCTAATTTCTGGCAATAGTTGACAATATCGTTTTTCAGTGACTTGATCGAGAAATAATAATTACAGTAATTGATATGTTGACGAAGTTTTACATGGTACTCTTCTGGGGTTTCCTTGCCGGTCCACTCGACTTCTTCTCCGGTATACTTTTCGTCTAGGAATATGGCGTCTCTACGTTGTGTGTTTTTCTTATTGTTTATAGTTTTAGACATAGTTGTATAATTTCTTGATATAGTTCGTCAATGGCGTCATTAACTTTGGTCAGATGTTCTGCAACTGACCTTGGCATCATACCACCATTTCGGTAGAAATTATTTAGCTGTGGGCGAACTTTTGTTTCACTTTTGCTCAATTCTGATACAAAACTGCCGATTGACAGTAATTTGTGATCAAGTCTTTGCAAAGCTTTCAAGTCCGCATCGACCACATACGCATCATTACTCCAGTCAACACATGAATCCATCTGATTGATGATTTTCCTGAACATATGTCTTTTTTCATTCCAGTCGGTTGCATTTTGTATCTGGAAAGTATTGCTTGTCAGGGCTGTGTATATGATATCTATGTTGTTCATCTGCGTATTGTCCGCTAATTTTTAAAATTTGTCAACTATTAACTAAATACTATATCCGACAAGGATTCCAGATGTGCCACATCTGGCAACTTAGAAAGTTAACACAGGAGAATAAAAATGGCAAAACTTAAGATCGCAAACACTGTTGGTTCAATCGTAACTGACCAATTCACAAGCCCTACCGTTATTTCCAGCAATCACTTAGGTGGTGTTGGCGGCGATTTGGCTCAAACAAATCCAACTATCAAGGTTTCTTTCCGTGTAGACGGTACAAACTACGATGGATGGATTATTGCTCAGAAGGGTATTCGCAAATTCCGTGTTACCGACGGTACACGTGTTGCAACATGTACATTGGTGAATCTAACTAAAGCTAATCTAGCTGTAGACGGTACAATGACCATTCTTTGCACTAAAGCAGTTGGTGGAAACTTTAATGCAAGTCGTATTACTAACAAGTATGTATATGATTTCGTAGGAAATCGTTATCGTTACTGGTTGGCTACTGCTTCTGCAACTTTTGTTAAGGTTAACTTCGGTTAATTCTTGATCAATTGATAGAAAAAGGAGACTTCGGTCTCCTTTTTCTTTGTTGCTAAATACATAATCATTGAATAACAATTATGCCAGCAAATAAGAGAATTTCTAGTTCATATACGGTTACAACCACTGGTTCGACCGATACTATCACGCTTAATACTCATACTTTAAGCGTTAATGGCAATTTAGTGGTTACTGGTAACGTCGTTCAGACTAGCGAAACAGTGGTATATGATAATATTATCACCTTAAACGCTAATTTGAGTGGAATTCCATCACCAACTGTTAAATCTGGCATAGAAGTCAATCGTGGATCATACACAGACACCTCTGTGTTGTGGTACGAACAGGCTGGTAAGTGGCAATTAACAAATGATGGTACAAATTTCGCTAATATTGCAGTAGTTGGTACTGGCAATGGCAATACAGCAATAAGAAGTTTGAGTGAAGATCCTACTCCAAAGCTTTCTGGGGGTTTAGACACTAATTCGAGCATCATTTATTCTAGCACTTCTCCTGTTGTCCGGTTCGAAGATAACGTTGCCATAAAAACAACAACAATTCAACCAGCTGCATTGACAAACAATGTGGTGGTGTTTGCCTCTACTGTTTCTTCCGGTGGATCTGGTTTATATGTTGCAAATGCAACTGCGACCGACGAGTTAGTAACTAAAACAAAAGCTTTTGTTTTCAGCATTATAATGTAAGGACTTAAAATGGCAATATTGAACACTACTTTATCAACTATCGCAGCTAATGTACTGGTAAGCACCGGAAATACAGTGGCTACTACAATGTATTTTTGTAATAACACAGCTTCAACTGCTACTTTTACACTTTATGCAGTGCAAAATGGCGGCACACCGAACGGAACTAATACCATTTATTCTACCGTACCAGTGACTGCTTATGATACCTATGTCATCGATGCTGAAAAACTCATATTAGGCAATGGCGACACTCTACGAGCAGCATCAAACACTGCAGGCGCAATTATCTGTACTGTATCGTATATCGGAATCTAATAATGGGACGTTATATAAAGAATACACAGATTGAATCTGGTAGTTATGCAGCTAGAGTCCCGCATGCAATTAGTTCTGTTGGTCCGACTAGTCCAGTAAATGGCATGATTAAATATGACGATACGACTGACAATTTGCAATTTTACAAAAATTCTTCGTGGAATAGTGTCCCTAAAGTTGGTTCTGTGACCATCCAGAAGGATACCTTCGTTGCAGTATCGCCAACTATTATCTATGGTCCGATGGTAAAGTCATATAATGCTGGTCAAGAAGCATCAGTTTTAGTGTTTATTGGTAATGTGTTCCAAAATCCCGGCGTAGCATTCACGTTTGATGGATCTACTAACATCACATTTACCAGTGTCCCGCCAAATGGACAAAGCATCATTGTTCTTCACAATTATAATTCGACAAACGCAGCCTAACGTCTAAATCCAGCTAAATACTCTTAACTTAAGGATTTTAGATGGCTATTGGGAGAGTATCCGGTCCGATGCTATTGCCGGATTTAGACCGGCAAGGTGTTGATCTTTCACTGACCACGGATGGCAGTTCACTTCTATACTTAAACTTTAGCCAATTCAGGGCTGGAATCAACACGTCTACGTTAACCGAGACGTTCACTATTAATGGAAATCTAAGTGTACAGAATCTAAAGATAGATTCTAATATCATTTCATCAAAAAATACCAATGGTGATATATCACTGATTCCGAACGGAACAGGTAGAACCTATGCCAAGAATATTTGGTCAGATTCTGGGACAATAGATGGTGTAACTATCGGTGGTGTATCACCAGCTGCAGGTTATTTCACGGCACTACATAGTAATGGTTTAGATGTATTGGTATCTAACTCGACTATTACTGTTTCTGGTGATGTTACAGGTACTGGCACCGCAAGTTCATTGCCATTGACTCTGAATAATGTAAATTCGAATGTAGGCACTTTTAATAATGTTGTCGTTAATGCTAAAGGTCTTGTAACGTCGGCTTCTAATGTTACATATATGTTAGACAGTAATGCAACACTGCAATACGTTACTTCTAAAGGTGCATCTACCAGTATTGCCATAAACTTGACCAATACTACTGATGCAACGTCACTGACAACAGGTGCATTAACGACAGCAGGTGGATTATCTGCCGCAAAGAACATATCATCTGGTGCAAGTTTTGTAAACTACACCTCCGGATCAGCAATTTCAGAAATTGCAACAGCAACAGCAACTATTGCAACTACTGGTGTATCGGTGGTTGATCAGTGGGCACTTGCATCGTATAGATCAGCAAAATATGTAATCCAAATTACACAAAATTCATCATATCAGTCGTCAGAAGTAGTGGTCGTCCATAATGGATCTACAACGACGATGACTGAATACGCAGTTGTGGAAACCAATGGTTCTCTCGGCAATTTTAGTACAGATGTTTCTGGCGGAAATGCAAGATTATTGGTGACGATGGCTAGCGCAACGTCTGCTGTTATTAAGATACACAGAATATTGATGAAACTATAATTTTTTAAATACACACGTGGATAAGGAAACGTGACATGGCAAACGAATTTAAAGCGAAGAATGGCATTATAACCCCGAAGATTGAGAGTACAGTTGCTACTGGTACTGCTCCGTTAACGGTGGCATCGACTACTAAAGTTACTAATCTTAATGCGGATCTGGTCGATGGTTATAGTGTAGCAGAAAGTAATACTGCCAGTACCATTGTTGCAAGAGACTCTTCGAACAATATTTCAACTACTGGAATCAAATTTAGTAAAGATGTTGGCACCAGTACCATGACGTGGAATGCAGCAGCTGGCACATTTGATTTGCCTCTGAATAACAACACAACTTTACAAGTTGGTCAAGAGTCGCATTTTTATGGAAAAGCTAGCTCCAATGTAAATAACGGACAGCTTGTTATGTTCACTGGCATCGATGCTGGTGTTGCTACATTCGCCCCTGCTAATTATTCAACATATTCATCAAACCCACAATTAATAATGGGAGTGGCTACCAATACGATAACTTCCGGTAATTATGGCTATGTTACGTGGTTTGGACAAGTTCATGATCTTAATACATCTGCATATTCATCTGGGGATATTTTATACGCAGATCCTACTATAATTGGTGGGTTGACTAATGTTTCCCCAGCTGCACCTTATGAAAAAATTGTCGTAGCATCTGTAGTAGATGTGAACGCAGTTACTGGGGTATTGTTAGTACGAATTGATTTTGGCAAACTAATGTCTCAACTCGGGGATGTTGGGTTCACGTCACTGGTTGATAAAAATCTTATCATGTGGGATGCACCAAATAGTAAGTGGATTAATGTGGCGCAATCTACTATCGATGCTGGTACTGCAGTTAAGTTAAAGACTGCAAGAACGATCAATGGTGTTTCGTTTGATGGTACTGCTAATATAACAGTCACATCTAATACTACAAATGCATTAACTATTGGTACTGGATTGTCTGGCACGTCATTCAATGGTAGCTCACCGGTAACTATCTCAATAGATTCTACCGTTGCTACTTTAAATGGCACCCAGACCTTACTTAATAAATCCATAAGTGGCATCACCAACTCGCTATCGAATATTCCTAATTCAGCACTGACTAATAGTACTATCAACATTAACGGTTCTTCGATACCGTTGGGTGGATCAGTTAGTAACTTAGCGTTGACAACTAACAAGTTATCACAGTTCGCTGCTACCACTTCAGCTGAATTAGCAACGGTAATTTCTGATGAGACCGGATCTGGCGTATTAGTGTTTGGCACATCACCAACGTTTACCGATAGTATCCGATCTGCTACTACGTCCTTCAATTTAATAAACACAACTTCTACCACTGTTAATGCATTTGGTGCAGCTACTGCAGTTTCAATCGGTGCAAATACCGGTTATGTTTCTATTAATAATGCAACTGATTCTGTATCTACCACTACGGGTGGTCTATTAGCGGCAGGTGGTTTAGGTGTTGTCAAAAATGCAAATATTGGTGGTGTTTTATATGTTGGTCAAAATGCATATAGTTCTGCATTAACTGCTCCTATTTTAGTAGCTCGTAGTTCTGGTACAGACTATACACAGGCTGCACTGATTAATACCGCATCTACCGGCTCTTCTGATTGGGCAGCATATGCTGATAATGGTACGGAAGTTGCCGGTTGGGCAGATATGGGCGTTACTGGCTCAAACTTTAGTGATGCTAGCTATACTATTACTGGTAAAAATGATGGTTACTTCTTTGTAAAACCAGTTACTGGAACTGGACTACAAGGAAATATGGTTCTTGCCACGAGCGGTAATGGCACAATGAATGATATCGTATTTGCCACTGGTGGATTCTTATCTTCCAATGAAAAGATGCGGTACAACCATGCAATCGGACAATTTGATATACAACCGACCACTGCATCGACCTCAACGACTACTGGTGCACTACGAGTTCGTGGTGGAGCAGGTATTGCCGGTAACTTAAACGTTGGTGGAATTATTAACGTTGGCGCCACTACAATTAATAGTGGAATTACAACTACTAATATAATAGCCTCTGGTGATGTTGCAGTTAATGGCGGAGATATTACATCAACAGCGTCTACTTTCAATATAGTCGATACTGGTGTTAGCACAATTAATATTGGTTCAGCCGCAAATGCTATAAACATCGGTTCATCAACGAGTACAGTCACGGTTCGTCAGAATTTGGTTGTTACTGCCAATTTATCTGTACTTGGTAACGTTGTCACTATTAACAGTTCTGATACTAACTATACCGATGCTATTATCGATTTACACAATACTTCGGATAATTCTCCCTTGGTGCTAGATGATGGTAAAGATGTTGGTTTCAAATTCCATTACTTCAAAACATCTGACAAAATTGCAGCACTAGTGTGGGGAAATGATACCGGATATTTAGAATATTATGGCGATGGGCAAGAAACCGCTGGTGTATTTACTGGTCAGTATGGAACCATTAAGTCAGGTAGTTTGTATGCCACTGCAAATGTTAAAATAAATGGTTCTACTTCTGGAACAACCACTATAGTATCACCTGCTGTTGCAAACAGTAATGTCATTACATTACCATCTTCGACTGACGTATTGGTTGGTCGCGCAACTACTGACACGTTGACTAATAAGACTCTTACCAGTCCAGTCATTTCCACTATAACAAATGTCGGAACATTAACTTTACCTACTAGTACTGATACACTAGTTGGTAAAGCTACTACTGATACTCTTACTAATAAGACATTTGACACATCAGCCACTGGTAACGTACTTAAGATCAACAATGTTGGTATTACTGATGTTACCGGCACCGGCAAAGTTGTATTACAAACATCACCATCATTGATAACACCATCGGTGAATGGTAGTGGTATGTACTACAATGGATCGACATCTGGTACAACTACATTAAAAGCATCGGCGTCTGCAGGTTCAACGACAATTACTCTACCTGCTGTTACTGGTACAGTTGTTACCACTGGGGATATCGGTTCTATCACCGCTGCAATGTTGGCAGGATCTATACCAAATAGTAAGCTGACTAATAGTTCAGTTACTATTGGTTCTACTGCTATATCACTTGGTGCATCATCTACTACGTTAACTGGTTTAACATCGGTAACTTCAACTACATTTGTCGGGTCGTTGACTGGTAATGCGGACTCGGTGACTAATGGTGTGTATACAACTGGCTCATATTCAGATCCATCATGGTTGACATTGTCAAAATCAAAAGTCGGTCTAAGTAACGTAGAAAACACTGCATTATCTACATGGGCTGGTACTTCAAACATCACAACAGTTGGTACCATTTCATCTGGCACATGGTCTGGATTATTTGGCGCAGTATCTGGTGCAAATCTAACTAATATAACTGCTGGTAATCTAACTGGAACTATTCCTAGTGCTGTGTTGGGTAATAGCACACATTATATTGGT